ATATATAAACACCCTTTATATTAATTAATTCTGTGCATTATTTTTTTGACGCGCCTTCCACTGCTGACTTCTGTTTTTATGTGACCAATTCTCGCTGGATATACCAAAGGTGCAGGGTTCACATTGAGTGATCTTGCCACCTTTAGCCAAGAATTTTTTTATTTGTGAATCAATGTCTAATGCTTTACATTTTTCTTCATAGTTAATCATAATAATTTCCTTTGAATTAAATACTAACTATAAAATCGCTATCTGACTTCCGGGCCTTGCCCTTGGCAACTAACCCAACAACAACCTTCCCGGCCTTGACATTAAATAAGTCCGACTTGTCACCATCAATAACTGGGCGATCTAGGAAAGTCTTTGGAAGCCCGCCCCGAAAAACTACGGCAACTGGTACATCAGTTTTAAGGGCAAGTTCTACCTGATTCTTGTACTGTTTCCTGCCGGAGTAGCTGAACATGAGTTTATAATTACTTGGCAGATTTACACTGTTCAGCCTTGAGGCTATCTTGGTGTAATCATAGAAGAACAGGTTGGGGAAAGCTTGGGGGATACCTAGTTTCTCCCATTGAATGTCTGAAAGAACATTGAGTCTGACACAACCCTGCTTGCCAGTTTTAGTGCAAAGCTTGTCAAAATTAGATAACTCCCGCATCAACTGCTTGATGAAACCCTCACGATCATTGTGGAAAAAGTCAGCCTTTTCTTGCCGGGCCTTGTTGATTGTAGGATAGACTCCCGCCAGACCAGAGGTCTTTAGGCAATCTTCCATGCAACCTGCTGCTTTGGAACCGGGGCAGAGTATGTTATCTGGCATCAGGGATAACCCTGCTAGTCTTACATTATCGCCAGAGTCCTGAGTTTTTTTGATCTTGGTGTTACCGCTTGTTGTGTCCAGTAATTTCATGCTGCCTCCTCATCTTCTGCAAATAAAGCATCCCAATCTTCTGGTGTCATACCTGTAATAATGAACTCTCGTTCATCTACAGATAGGTTAGGCATTGCATCTTGTATCAGCATCCCGTTCTCCCAAGCTTTGATTTGCTCGGGAGTGACATCAAGTTCCATAGTACTTGGTACGCCTGTTATCATGTTATTTTTAGTTATTTTCATCATGGCAGTTCTCCTTTAGTTAACTTTAAATATTTTGCCGTCTTTCATAGTAACTTGTGCGAAAAACTCTCGCTTGTGACCAGTTATATGCGGCCTGTTGCAACCATAAATAACACCATCAGCTACATATTCCGGGCCAAACATGGATGTTTCCATGTAGTTAAGTGCTTGTCCTACTTGCTCTTTCATCTCTTTTTTAGATGGATAATCAAATACTAACATTGGCGTTTCTCCTTATTTAAGTGCGGACTTTGCCGGGGCAAATCTTATAAAGAACTTTAAAACCTTTCTTGTAAAATAAGAAAGGTTTTAAAGTTCTTTATAAATTTGATTGTTGTCGTCATCTCCTATTAAATTTGCCGTAAAGTAAATTAACAAGATACTTGTGCTGCCAGTACTCGTTGCCCTTAACTTTAAGTAATGTTATAACTTCATATTTAGATAAAGAGTCAGCAAATCTATAAAATTCAGTTGCTTGCGGACTAGCATCTAATCTAACTCCTTGATTTATTTGTATTCTTTCTTGCGGTGCAATCTTCATAGTTATAGTTTCTCCTTTAATTTTAGATACAATTGTATCATATCTAGTTAACACTGTCTAGCCCCACCATTTACCGCTATATTTTTTGTCGGGGTTATCGCTATTTATAATATCTTCATAGATTTCCTGTATTAAGCTTTGGTCTTCACATTGAATATGTTCTGGTTTCAGCTTGAAGGTAGACAAGTAAATTGCCTCTGGCGGGTCAACAACTAACTGATATTCTGTTGTTTTATTATTATTTGTATAAAACATTTTCATAAGTAAACTCCTGAAAACTAAGATAAAAAAAAAGGCTATCTAGTTTCCTAGATAGCCTTTTGAATTAATTAAATATCAACCCAGACGGGAGTTGATATCTTCAATTTGAGAAGTGAACTTGTTGTTCATTTCAGATATTTCATTCATCATGATTTTCATCATGTTCATGATGTCTTCATTGCCGGACTGCTTAACTACAGGAGTCTTCTTAGCTGTTGATTTAACTACGGATTTTTTCGGGGCGGCCTTCTTAGCTGTCGGCTTGCCCTCAAGAGTATCTTTGATACTCTTGACAATCTTGCCATCGATGTCCTTGATGCTGTCAATCTTGAAGTACTTCTGTACTTCACCGTGGGTCAGCTTGTTGGTCAGTATCTTAGATACTGCCTGACGGATTTCCTTGGTCAACTCGCCGCCTTCGCCCGCCACCAGCAGCCCAACTCTGGTGTTGATTGCTATTTTCTGTTTCCAAGAAGCAGGGCGGTTAGCAGGAATGTTGTTGAAATTTACTGAATTGTTCATAAGTTATCTCCAAATTTAATTAAGATTTTTTAGGACTTCCGTAAGGAATAAGTCCTAAAAAATCTTAATTAAATTTGTAGTTGGAGATAACTTATGAACGTTTAATTCAGTAAATTTTAATAACATTACTGCGTTGCTTATTGGAAACAGAGAATAGTAATCAACTATCTAAAATATATAATATTTTTTATATATTAAATCTTACTTTATACACTCAACAATCTAAACAATTCTCTGTTAATCACTTTCTAGATAATACAACAGAAGTCTCCTCAGACCTTAAAAGGTCTTCGGAGACTTCTATTATCTAGAAAGTATATGTGGGGGGCAGGAGGCCACCCCCTCTCCCCCCGTATATATACTAGTTAATATACATTTTGCCGGGTTAAGGATGTTAACTAGTTTGGGCGGGCCTCTAGAGACAGGGCGGGGAGGTACTTGTAGGGGGAACTAGCCAGTACTCTAGTAGGGGACTCGGGGTATTACTAGGGGAGTTAAGGATTTTGGTCGGGCTTTTAAAGACTACCAGTATATATTAGGTGTGGCCCGGGGGGGGTTAGTAATATCTATTATACAGTCAATTTAGCTTTTTGTCAAGAAATACTTGACAAAAGTGTAAATAGGCTGTATAATACCTAGTATGTCAAATAAAGAATTAACAATTAAACAGCAAAGTTTTCTTGATAACCTTGTAACCACAGGAGGTGATCCAAAGAAAGCAGCGGAACTAGCTGGGTACAGCGACAACAGCCACTACCAAGTAATCAAAGCCCTTAAGCACGAGATAGTAGAACTTGCTTCAGGGATACTGGCACAGTCAGCCCCGCAAGCCGCCATGAAGTTAGTAGAGGTTATGAACTCAAATGCTCCTCTACCTCAGGCTAACTTGAAACTTCAAGCAGCCCAAAGCATACTAGACCGTACAGGCTTGGGTAAACAGGAAAGGCTAGAAGTAAATAATAACGTGCAGGGTGGTTTATTTATACTCCCCGCCAAAGAGATGATCAGGGACGATGCGTAGAACAAGCAGCACAATCCCGTTTGGCTACACCTTAGACGAAGAAACGAATACACTACGCCCGGTTGATGTTGAACTGGCAGCATTAGAAGAAACTAAAAGGTTAGTAAGAGAAAACGCCTTTAGTCTCCGCGAAGGTGCAGAGTATTTAAGTTACATCACTGGCAGACCACTGAGCCATGTAGGACTAAGGCAGATAATCAAACGCGATGAACGATTGGGATAACAACCCGGACGACTACCAGCAGGATGAAGCTGGTAACTTTGTTTTAAAGAAAGATGGTACGCCCCGCAAAAAAACTGGAAGGCCCAAGGGGTCAAAAGGCAGGGGCTACCACTTTCATTCCGAGACAAAGGCCAAGATGGTCGCCAGACGCTCTGTAAAGGCCCGTGAGCGCAAGTTAGAAAAGGATAGGGTCAAGCTGCACCAGCAGCGAGAAAAGCTTAGAGCGTCAAAAGAGACCCTCTCAAAGCTAGAGAAAGACAACAGTAACAAAGTAATAGATACTGATGTCTTGTCCAAAGTACCAAAGGCTTTGCGAGAAGAAGTACAAGACAACGTAATCTTCAAAGCAAACGAGGGGCCACAGACCGATTTCTTGGCTGCACCCGAAACTGATGTACTTTATGGTGGTGCAGCTGGTGGTGGTAAAAGTTACGCAATGCTTATTGACCCATTGCGTTATGCGCACAAAGCAGCCCACCGCGCACTGATACTGAGGCGATCAATGCCCGAACTAAGGGAGTTGATTGACAAAAGCCGGGAGTTGTACCCCCGTGCATTCCCCGGTTGTAAGTACCGAGAAGTAGAAAAGCTTTGGAACTTTCCAAGCGGGGCTAAAATAGAATTTGGATTCTTGGAGCGAGATGCTGATGTGTACCGCTACCAAGGACAAGCATACAGTTGGATTGGGTTTGATGAGATAACACATCTGCCCACTGAGTTTGGTTGGAACTATCTGGCTTCCCGACTCAGGACAACTGACCCGGAGATCACACCCTACATGAGGTGTACTGCCAACCCGGGTGGCGTAGGTGCGCATTGGGTTAAGAAACGATACATTGATCCTAACCCCCCGCACGAATCGTTTAAGGGTGAAGATGGGCTATCCCGTAAGTTTATACCAGCCCGCTTAGACGATAATCCATACCTTGCTACAGATGGCAGGTATGAGCAAATGCTGAAAGCCCTGCCAGATGTTCA